GCTTCCAACGCTAACGGTGTCCGCCCCGCTTTCTCCATTAAATCTTAAATCTGCGCCCCCTTGTGGGGCGCATGAACGGAGGTAATGACTTATGTCTGTATTGAAACGAAATCGGAAAGCGTCTCAGTTCGAGGTTTTCCACCATCTAAATAAACTGAGACGAGATATTACCGATTTGCTCCTCCGTGACTTCGGTTACAGCTTCGAGAAAGCCGAGAAACGGCTTGAGAGAAGATTCAGCGGACGCAGTTACGAGGAACTTACCGAAATGGAAAAAGGAGTCTACGACAGGCTCAAGAAAAGGTGGGAAGCGTTTGACGAGTGGTTCATCGAAGACCAGCGGAAGATCATCGTGGACTGTCTGAGGGACATTACCAAAGAGGTGTATATTGCGAACAGCATTTACCCTACTTGCCGAGAAGAACTCATTCAGCGCAGACTCCACCAAGACGAAGCGTTAGGTCAGTGCTACAGGCTCACCCAAGAGCTACAGTATGCGATTGAAACCCTCCCTGTGAATGTGAACACCTACACTCAGTTCGGTGACGCAATACAGACAGAAATCAACCTCATAAAAGGTTGGAGAAAGTCTGACAACAAATTTCATAGGGCAATCTCTGATTCCGCTTCCAATTTCGCCAATGTCAACAACAACGGTAATGCGAACTACAACAACGCTTCCAACGCTAACGGTGTCCGCCTCGATTTCGATTCCGCAGTTAAATAGCCTTTTGAGCGTTCTGCGGACAGAGAAAGGAGAGATTGTCCTTCCTTATGGTAAATGCTAAACACGACACCACCTCTTACGAGAGCTGTGGTTATAAGCGTGAAATATTTGATGGTAATGCACTGTATGACGCTTTTGTGAGGGCAAAACAAGGAAGTGACTGGAAACCACAGGTACAGCAATTTGAAATGACCTATCTACTGAGTCTTTCCAAAATGCAAAAGGAGCTTGAAAGTAAAACTTACAAATTCCTTCCCTCACAGGAGTTCGTACTGAACGAAAGAGGTAAAACGAGGTATATCAGCGGTGAGCAGATACCCGACAGAGTTGTAAAACACAGTCTTTGTGATGAAGTCTTGTCTCCCGAAATTCGCAAGTATCTGATCTACGATAACGGAGCGAGTATCAAGGGCAAAGGGATTGACTTCACGAGACGTAGGCTACTGGTTCACCTTCGGAAGTATTATGCACAGCACAAGTCCAACGATGGTTATATCCTATTGATTGACTTCTCGAAATACTACGACAATATCCGGCATGACAAGCTCATGGAGTTGTTTGAGAAGTACATTCACGATGAAACCGCATTGTGGCTTCTGCGTGTGATCGTAGACCGCTCGAAGGTAGATGTTTCGTACATGAGTGACGAGGAGTACGAGAACTGCATGGACGCACTCTTTAACTCCCTTGAGCATTCGCAGTTGGATAGAAGTCTCCTCACAGGAGAAAAGTTCATGGCGAAGCACTTGAACATCGGAGACCAAGTGGCACAGGTAGCTGGGATAGCCTATCCGATACCCATTGACAATTATATAAAGATTGTCCGGGGTGTGAAATTCTACGGTAGGTATATGGACGATAGTTATGTGATTCACGAAAGCAAGGAGTATTTGGAAGAACTTCTGCAAGATATTATCCGCATTGCGGCAAATATCGGTATCACAGTCAATACCCGAAAGACCCGGATATGCAAACTGTCTGAGTATTGGAGATTCCTACAGACCCAATACTCCCTCACCGACACTGGACGAGTCATTCAGAAAATCAATCCGAAGCGTATCACCTGTATGCGCCGGAAAATGAAGAAGCTCGCCTATATCCTTCCTCCGAAGGAATTTGAGGACTGGTATCAGTCGTGGTTTCAAAACCACTACAAGATCATGAGCAAACAGCAAAGGCTCAATATGAACACGTTATTCAATGAATTGAAGGAGGTAAACGCAAATGTACACAATCACACTGGCTGACGGTACTAAGCTGAAAAATCTCGAACTGAACGGCAATAACTACATTGCCGAAGGGGTCATTGAGGACTCTGTATTCGAGGGCAACCTTGATACCGTCAAGATCACCGATGGTGAGACCACTGAAACCTTCACCGACATGAGACTCATGAGCAATATCGTCCGTGATAATCGCTCTTGGTTCGTGCTTGGTGAGAAATCCGCACAGCAGAAGAAAGAAGAAGCTATGGAAAAGCAGATGGCAGAAATGCAGAAAGCTATGTCCGTACTTCTGACAGGGGAGGAATAAGAAATGAGCAATCTGACACAACTCGCTTTGGAAATGAGAACTGCTTTGCAGTATTTCGTAGGGACGCTGGACGCTGAGACCCAGCTTGAAATGATGTTGGAGATTCCCTCCGTCTATCCGGCTTATGCCGTAGGCAAGGCTTACAAGACGAAGGACGTGTTCTCCTATGGCACGAATGCCGTTGGAGACCCCCAGCTCTATCAAGTTCTGCAAGATCACACCAGTGCCGCAGAATGGACTCCCGACACTGCCGTAAGTCTGTACAAGGCTATCGGTGTGACGGAAGATGGCTACCCGGAATGGGTTCAGCCTTTGGGTGCTACGGACGCTTACAATAAGGGCGATATTGTCAGCTACAACGGTACGCTGTATATCTCCACTATTGACGCAAACACATGGAGTCCCGAAGCATATCCGGCTGGCTGGGAAGTCTACACACCCTAAGTAATCAACCTAATTTCGAGAGGTGAGGGGGAGCAATCCTCTCCCTCTCACCCTACGAAAAGGAGAACCGCCTATGGAAGATTTCATCACACGACACGAGCATGAAGAATATGTGAAACGCATGGAGCAAGAACACAAAGGCATGAATGCTCGTATCAAGGACTTGGAAGCGGAGGTCAAGGAAATCACCGACCTCACGATTTCCATTAACAATCTCGCCTTGAGCGTAGACGCTATGGCGAAGGAACAGAAGAAACAGGGGGAACAGCTTGAGTCCCTAAAAGCTCGTGACGGAGAACGATGGAGAACTGTCACCGCCTATGTAATCACGGCTGTGATCGGTATTCTGATCGGCTTCGTCTTCAAGCAACTCGGTTTTTAACAAAGGGGGAATGATCCGATGAAGTACAGTGGCAAAAACAAACCGTTGCAGTGTTTTATGACACAGAGTACTTGTTATAAAGGCACTGGCAAAATGACCGTCAAGGGTGTCCTTTGGCACAGTACAGGGGCGAATAACCCCACGCTGAAACGATATGTTCAGCCGGACGATAACGCTCCCAACAGAGACGAAATGATTGCTCTTATCGGTAAGAATACCTACGGCAACGACTGGAACCACATCGACAGACAAGCTGGTCTTAACTGTTGGATCGGCAAGCTCGCTGACGGTACGGTTACTACCATTCAGACAATGCCTTGGGATTTCAAGCCTTGGGGCTGTGGCAGTGGTAAAAACGGTTCTTGCAACAACGGTTGGGTTCAGTTCGAGATTTGCGAGGACGGTCTGACCGATCCTGTGTACTTCGAGAAGGTATACAAGGAAGCGTGTGAGATCACCGCATATATCTGTCAGATGTTCGGTATCGACCCGAATGGCACTGTTACCATGAACGGTGTGAAAGTACCTACCATTCTGTGTCATGCGGACAGTCACAAGCTCGGTCTCGGCTCTAACCACGGTGACGTGAACCATTGGTTTCCGAAGCATGGTAAGTCGATGGCTACGGCAAGAGCTGACGTTGCGGCACTGCTCAAGGCGGTGGAGGACAAGCCCTCTGCACCTGTCGAGACTCCTTCCGAGACCAATGCGGAAAAGACTATTTGGGACTTCTTCATTGGCAAGGGTCTCAATGCTTTCGCTGTAGGTGGTATCATGGGTAATCTGTTCGCTGAGTCCGCTCTGCGTCCCGAAAACTTACAGAACACCTATGAAAAGAAGCTCGGCATGACCGATCTTGAGTACACTAAGGCGGTGGACAATGGCTCTTACACGAACTTTGTCCGTGACTCCGCTGGTTATGGCTTGGCTCAGTGGACGTACTGGTCTCGTAAACAGGAATTGCTCGAATACGCTCAGAAGGTCGGCAAATCCATTGCTGACTTGGGTATGCAGTTGGATTTCATGTGGAAAGAACTGCAAGGCTACACCAGTGTCATGAAGACCCTCAAGGCGGCTACGTCCGTTCAGATGGCTTCTGACGCAATCCTCACAGGGTATGAGCGTCCGGCAGATCAGAGTGACGCTGTGAAGGTCAAGAGAGCTTCTTACGGTAAGAAGTATTACGACAAGTATGCTTCTCCGGCTGAGACACCTTCGGGGGTACTTTACCGAGTACAGGTGGGTGCGTTTTCTCAAAAGACCAATGCTGACGCTATGCTGAAAAAGCTCAAGGCGGCTGGCTTCGACACATACATGGTACAGGTGAATGGTCTGTACAAGGTACAGGTCGGAGCTTACAGCAAGAAGTCCAATGCGGACGCTATGGCGGCAAAACTTAAAGCGTCCGGCTTCGATACTTATATCACCACCAAGTCCGGGACAGCGGCTTCCACCGAAGCGCAGAAAAAGTCTGTCACCGAACTTGCGAAAGAAGTCATTGCCGGAAAATGGGGTAACGGTAGTGATAGAAAAAATCGTCTGACACAGGCTGGTTATGACTATGCCGCTGTACAGGCGAAAGTCAACGAACTGATGAAATAAGGAGGTAGAACTATGAACATTAACTGGACTGTACGACTGAAAAATAAGACCTTTTGGCTGGCTCTGATCCCGGCTGTGCTGTTGCTGGTACAGGTGGTAGCCGCCGTGTTTGGTTACACCCTCGACCTCGGTGATTTGGGTAACAAACTGCTTGAGGTAGTCAACGCTCTGTTCGCAGTGCTGGCTATCCTCGGTATCGTCACTGACCCTACTACCGCTGGTGTGACCGATTCCAAACAGGCACTTACTTACACTGAACCCAAAAAGAAAGACGCAGACTAAGCGTCTACGTCTTCCAGTATCAAAACAAACCCGAAACAATGTTTTACGATAAATAAGGTGTTCGGATTTGCACTATTTGGTGGAGCGGAACACGCAATATCC